CGCCCTACGCAGCCAGGTTGAGGCCCTTATAGCCAGGAGGGCGGCATAATGAGCCAGGAGGTCGGCGTAATGGAAGTTCCTCGCTCGCGATGGAACTGGACACGCATCCACCCTTGCCCAAAGGAGCCGCTCGCAAGGGGAGGGTGGGAGCCGGTGTACGCTGAGGTAGTCACTGCTGATGATGTACGGCGGTACTTGGCAGCCAGCGGGCGCGAGATGACCCTTGCGCCTGAGGTAACTGCCCACCGATTTACGGCTTGGATCGCGCACAATCATTCCATACCTGATGCCGCCCTTGCAGAGGGGAGCACGCATGGCGCGTACTTCAGTACAATAAAGACGTGGAGACATATTGTGTCCAAGCAGCGGTGGGAGCTTACATGGGAGGACGACGAGCCCCTCCCTCGCGGTACACAGGCGGCGCGTGAGGTAGCCGCCCGTACCGCTCATAATGCCCGCGCCCAAGCGGAGCATGAAGCGAAGCTCGGGCAAATACGCGAGCGGCGGGCGAAATCTGACAACAACATGGCTGACATAGTGGCCCTGTTACGGTCTGGCGCTCCTGCTGACAATAACCAGTTAATCTTTGACCTCTACAAGTTGACGTTGGAAACACTGCTGCGGTTGTGAGGTGCCTAGCGTGAGGGGCAACATTACCTGGCAGGCCACCGTCTGGTGCGGGTGCACCTGCGGCTGCTACGGGTGGGCCTACCTGGGCAGTGGCAGGCTGAGGTCTAATAAGGCCGATGCCACTGTTGACGGGTACGCCCTGGGGTGGAGGCAATGGAGGGGAGGCGGGGGGTGGTACTGCCCAGACTGTGCTGTGGGGCGGTGCGCCAAGGGTAAGGAAATGCCTAGACACTTGACGGGTAACGAGGCGGCTGGGTAAACTGACGCCATGGTGACCGAGGCAAAGACCAGAGGCAAAGCCAGAGGCGGAAACGGTCAGTCAGCTCCTAACACTCCTCAGCGGCGGCCTCGCTGGATGAGGCGCTTCCTGGTGGAGCTGGCGGGCCGGGGAGTGGTCGGTCACGCGGCCACGATGGCCGGGGTGAGCCGCCCCACGGTCTACGAGTGGCGGGAGAAGGACACCCCTCTGGGCAAGCTGTTCAAGGCGGCCTGGGACGAGGCGATTGAGACGGCCTACGACACGTTGGAGGCCACTACCTGGGACCGCGCTGTTGACCCTGCCGATCCGGGTTTTGACCCCAGCCCCAGCGCGGGGCTGCTGAAGTGGCTGCTGGAGGCCTACCGGCCTGCCAAGTACGGGCGTAACCGGAACAGCCTTATCGGGCCGGTCTACATACTGCAGGTGGGCGATCACCCCCAGCGGCAGATCACCAGCCTGGCTGACCTGGCTGACCTGACTGATGCCGAGCTGGAGGCGCTGGCCGGGAGTGACCTGAGCATAATCGAGGGCGATGCCACCCTGGTGAACGAAGAAGGAGGAGCATAATGCAAACAGCAATTGAGGTGACGGCCTTAACCGTCATGGCCTGGGCGGTGCTGAGCTACCTGGCGTGGCGATACTGGCGCTGGGAACAACGAAGGGAGCGGGAGGTATGGAGCCCGTGGGCCAGGCCCAGCTCTGTAGCTGACGAGCTGCTGCTTAGGCAGCGCAAGGCCATGGACGATATGATCATCGCCCTCCATACCCTGCAGCGCCCCAGCGAGCAACTGCTGCGGGCCTTCCAGGAAGTAGGGGTGGCGCTGGGCAAGGTTCGGTTTGACAAAGACGAGCGCGGCAGCGGCCAGGTAGCCGTGCCGGTGGTGCTGGCGGCGACGTTGGCAGCGGCGGCCCTGCTGTCATGGGCCGTTGGGCCGATAGTTGGCGTGGCCTTCTTGGTGTTGGTAGCGTCCAGCATCAACCTGGGCTACGAGTGGGGCAGGCGGCGGTGACTGCCGAGCGCGACCGGTACGCGGTCCACCGGCACCTGACCGGCTTGCTGGTCAAGGTCTTTGAGGACGTGCCCCAGTGCCCGCACAGCGAGCAGGTGCTGCGTCTCGCTGGCATGACGGGGGTGGCCTACGGCATCCAGGCGTGTCTGGCTGACCCCAGCACGGCTAGGGCGATCCTGCGGGCCGTGCTGGCCGAGGACGACGACCTACACACCATGCACCTATGGCGGGTCGAGCAAGACCTAGCGGCGCTGCGGGAGATACTGCGGTCGTGACTATCGCGCTAATCGGCTGGGCCATCCTTTGCGCTATCTCGGCGCTGGGGGCTAAGGAACCTTGGCCCAAGTTTATGCAGGGGATGTGGGCGTTGGGGTTTATGGTGTCAGCGACCCTGGTGGAGATACTGCGGTCATGAAGCTAGGCTCCAAGGTGCTGGTACACAACCACTTCCTGCGGCGGTGGGGAGATGATGCTGACCACACGGGACAGGTAATGAGTATGGGTCTTCCCTTCGGTGACAGCGAGATAACGGTCTACCTTGACGAGCCGCTGTCTAACGGCCAGCGGAGCGTGATCGTATTGGCGGGCGAGGTCACCCTGCTGCGGGATGGGTACCCAACCCAACAGGCGGCGGCTCCAAACTCATACAAGGTCTTCCCATGAAGGTGATCTACAAGTACCCAATTGAAGTGACCGCGCAGGGCCAGTCCCTACGGCTCCCTGTGGGGGCCAAGCCCCTCCGTGTTGCCAAGCAAGAGAGCCAAGTCAGTCTGTGGGTGGAACAGCCATGGGGTGAGGCGGTACAGGACGAGCGGAGGTGGTTCACTGTTGTTGGTACAGGCCGATGCATCCTTGCTGACTGGCAGTATGTGGGGACGTGGGAAGACCCTCCCCTCGTCTGGCACCTGTATGAGGTCATATTGTGACCAGGCCCCCCACCGTGTTGGCCACCCTGGCCAGCGTCGTGGTGGCTGCGTCTAAGGTGGTGTACTACTGGGTGAGGTGGCGCTGGCGGAAATGGGACTAGTCGAGCGAGAGGAGTTAGCAGCATGAACATCATCAAGACGGTAGTGAAAGAGGTCGTGATGGCACCGGTACGTGTTGTGCAGGGCGTAGTCGAGGCGATGGCGGAGACGATCGATATCGCGGAGGGAAAGAAGAAATGAACAAGTACCAGAACGTAGCGAACCAAAGCCGGTGACAACGGTTACGGTGCTGGCCTCATCCTGGCATGTCCGGGGCGACGGGGCCGAGTTGTGGGTGTTGGAGCGGCTGGACCGGGAGCGTGGGGTATCGGCCTTCGCCGCCATCCCGGCGTTCTACGAGGCGGCGACGGCATGACTGACCGGCTGCCGGTCATTGACCAGGTAGCGTTCGACAAGCTGGAGTGTACTCGCTGTGGGCAGTGCTGCGAGGGATTCCCCATCGGCAGGTCCGGCATACCTGAGTATGATGAGGAGACCGGCTATACCGGCTGGTGGCGTCATGCTGGCCCCCTGGGGTTCATTGAGCTCTGGGCCTACTGGATGGCCAAGGAGGGGGCCTATAGCAACTTTGGGCCTAACAGCGACATCTGGTATGGCCAGCTAACGCCGCGCTGGGACGAGGCCAGCGGCCAATGGCTGTACGCCTGCGGGCACTTTGCCCGCGACGCCGACGGGTTGGGGGCATGTACGATCTACGAGCAGCGCCCTAAGATGTGCGCCGACTTCCCCTACGGGCGGCCCCAGGAGTTTTACACTGACTGCGTGTGGGCTGTTGACCTGGTTGACTATGCGGTGGTGGAGGGCGTTGAAATACCCACAGTACGGGGTTAAGCAATTCGTTGCCACCTACCAGGGACAGCGGGGATGGTTTAATGTCTTCCAGACCGGCGATCCTAAATACTACCTGTTCGACCCCTTGGACCCAGATGGCTGCTCGCTGAGCAACGCCTTCCCCGTGCTCAAGTCAAGGCTGCGCCCTGAGCTGAGGAGGCGGCTGGCCCACGGCCAGGGTAACGCCGAGGCCTGGCGCGGTGGGCGCAAGTGACCCTGCTCCCCCGTACTGAGGAGATACGCCTGCGAGCCAAGGCTGAGCTGGCGGCGCGGCGCAAGTTGGCTGCCCAGCGTCTGGCCACCGACGTGGTGGACTGGGGCCACAGCAAGTATTACGTGGTTGACGAGGAGACTAAGACGGTCTCCCTGGTGTCCCTCGCCCTGGTGCAGCAGGCCGTGTTGCGGTACGCCATGCAGCGCGACGAGCTGGGGCACTGGCGGTTCAGCACCGTGTTGCTGTCTACCGTCAAGAAGTCTGGGAAGACGACCCTTGCAAGTATTATCGCGGGGTGGGTGGCCGAGACCCAGACCAGGCGGGGGGAGATCTACTTCGCCGGTAACGACCTAGACCAGGCCAAGGAGCGGGCGTTCGGTGCCCTGGCCGGTAGCATCAGCCTGACCCCTGGGGCCAGCCAGCAGTCGGGAGGCGAGTGGGTCATACCTGGCCGGTGGCGTGCCCAGAAGACCATTATCGAGTCACTGACCAGTGGCACCAGGCTCAAGGCCATCGCGGTTGATGCCAGGGGAGAGGCAGGCTCAAACCCGGACCTAACCGTGTGGACAGAACTTTGGGGTTTCACGCTGCCCGACGCGGTCCGCTTCTATAACGAGATGACGCCCGTGCCTACCAAAGACAGCATGAGGGTGGTGGAGACCTACGCGGGGTTCGAAGGCGAGAGCAAGCTGCTTGAAGACCTGTACGATCTGGGTAAGGGCGGGCGGCAGTTGACCAACGGCGAGCTGGCAGCCGCTGTAGCCCGCCCTGACGTGCCGGGTCAGACTTACGAGGACTACCTGTATGCCTGGGCCGAGCTAGATGGCGACCCCGATGCCCTGGTGCCGTGCTGGGTCAGCGAGGCGGCGGGGCTGTTCACATGGTGGGATGAGGGGCTGACTGCCAGGCGGATGCCCTGGTTGCAAGGCGAGCGCGGGCGGCGCTACTACGCCGAGCAGGCGATCATGTTGCCCGCCAACGAGTACGACCGGCTCCACCTTAACCAGTGGAGCGGGCGGCAGTCGGGGTTCATCCCAATTGAGTGGTGGGATGACTGTTACGACGAAGACCTGCCCGAGCTGCTGCCTGGTGACCCCACCCCCACCGTGCTGGGCGTTGACGCGGCGGTGACCAATGACTGCTTTGGGGTGGTGCTGGTCAGCCGCTACCCTACCCCCGCCTTACACGATCATGTGGTGGCGCTGCAGGGGGCGCGGCTCTGGAGGCCCCAGGACACAGGGGGGCGCATCGACCTATCAGCGCCGGAGGCGTTCATCCGCGCCCTGGCCAAGGGCGGCTGCACCCTGGCGGCCCACGGCAGCCCCCAGCCTGATTGCCCCGCCTGCACCGAGGGGAGGATAGTGGCCCCATACAACCTCAAGCAGGTGGCCTATGACCCCTACCAGCTTGAGGGGATGATGCAGCGGCTGGCCAAGGAGCGTGTGGTCTGGTGCGAGCCGTTCCACCAGGGGCAGCCCAGAGCCGAGGCCGACAGTGCCCTGCGGCTGGCGATAATCGAGCGGCGGATACGTCACCGCTGTCCCCCGCCCGGCCATCCCCAGTACGACCCTGACCATCCGTTGCTGGTCGTGCGCCAGCACCTGCTGAACGCCGGAGCCCAGCTCCAGAAGTCCGAGGACAGCAAGCTACGTATGGTCAAACGCACGCCTGACCGGAAGATTGACCTGGCGGTGGCGCTGAGCATGGCCGTGGCACGCTGCCTCTACCTCCGGTTATAATCACGAGGCCGGAAGGAGTGCTGACTTGTGGGGGCGCTAACCACGTCTGCTGGATTGGTCAGCCGGATACGGGATGCCGTGGCCCCGCGAGGGGCAGTGGTTCGAATCCACCCTCTTAGGCTCCTATTCAGCGGTTATAATCAGGCCGAGCGGCGAGGCCCCTATAAGAGGCGCAACGGGGCCTTTGCCGCTCAAGCTGATATACTCGTCTCCACACCTGCGGCGGCTAAGATGCTTGGGTTCTCCCTCCTGTTAATTGCCGCCCAGGTGTTATGATTGCCCCCAATATGGACCATGGGTTCGGGCGGCTGCCTGCACACGACGAAAGAGACGCCAGGTACCCCTTGTCGGCGGCTGTGCCGGTAGGACCGATACCGACGTACCGCTACTGGCGTACAGGCCCCGTCCTTGACCAAGGCCCCTATCCTCACTGTGTCGGTTTCGCCTGGGCAGGGTGGTTGCAATGCAGTCCCGTCCGCACCCCCTCGGGACCTGCCCAGGCGGAAGCGATCTACCGCGAGGCACAGACCGTTGACGAGTGGCCAGGGGAGGGGTACAGCGGCACCAGTGTGCGGGCGGGGGCCAAGGTCTTGACCGGCCAGGGACGCGTCACTCAATACCTGTGGGCTACCGACGTGGAGACCATTGCCGAGTTCGTGCTGGCCCGCTCTCCCGTGGTGTTGGGCACCAACTGGTACCAGGGCATGAGCAACTCCCTGGAGGGCATCGCCGAGCCCATTGGCGTCCTGGAAGGAGGCCACGCTTACCTGGTGACCGGCTACAACAGCAGGACGAGACTGTTCCGCTGCCTTAATAGCTGGGGGCTGGGCTGGGGTCAGCATGGGCGGTTCTGGATGCGCTACGGTGATCTGGCGTATCTGCTGGCCCAGGGGGGCGAGGCTTGCGCGGCGGTGGAGCAGGCGGTGGTCTGATGCCGCACGAGATCGGCCCAACGGTACCAGCAACGGTAGGGGCGTTCCTCACGGCACTGATGGGGCTGCTGGGCGCGGTCTGGGGCATACGCTGGCAGACCGCCCGCAGCAAGTTGGCCGTGGCCCAGGCGGGGCTGGTCAAGGCCGAGACGTTTACCGAGTACATCACAGCGGTCGATCAGGCGTGGGCACTGGCTACAGCAGCCAAGGCCGAGGCCGAGTCAGCGACGGCGCGGGCTGCCGGTGCCCAGATCACTACCAGCGAGTTCCGCGAGGCGCTGGCGGCCTGTAAAGCCCAGGGCGAGGAGAACGATAAGCGGTGGAGCCTGGCCGAGCAGGTGCTGCGCGAGTGCGCCGATGGGGTACCTCACCTGCGCGAGGCGGTCATAGCTCTCCGGGTCAGCCTGATGAACGGCGGTACCGATTTGCGGACCACGGTGGAGGATGCCGTGCCGCTTGACCCACCTGACCCACCTCCAATCAACGGCGGCAGCGCCACCAAGAAGAAGCGCGGCCACAAGGGGCGAGGGCGCAAGATTTGACAGACGCCTAGACGAAGGGGCAAACTGATGGGCAAGGAGGAGTAAGATGGCTAACGATGTAGCAGTGGCAGACAAGGTAAGGGCGGGGGAGCTGACCCCGATCACCAGCCAGTTGCTGGTGGACCTGTTTGCCGACGACGTGTCGGGGGGCCTGCGGGCCGTGGCCGACTTCTTCGCCGAGCGGTTCCCAGAGCTGGGCGATTGCCCTGAAGACCTACGGCGCTGGGCTGGTATTCTGGATACCATCCGCCTTGAGGCGGGGGTGGAGACCACCGACGAGATCAAGGGGATCGACCTGCCGATAGATGACCTGAGGCCTGTGCGGCTGCAGCAGTGGAGCAGGCAGTGCGGCCTCACCAGCACCAACTGACAGCCAGTTCTTGGTATCGCCACACCAACGTGGGCCTTCCCTGCCCCCACTGTCAGCAGCGGCGGTGGGATAGGAACAGTCGGCTGCTGACGGGCCTAATCGTATGGGTGCTGGTAGCCTTGGCTTTGGGTATCGTGATCGTGGTCTGGGTGGCATGACTGATTTCATTGTGCCTGTAGAGGGCTGGATTACCTGCACGTTTGAGTGTCACCGCCAACGGACGGAGGGGCGCATCTTCGGCGTTGACATCGGGGTCAGTTATGTACCGTGGGGCTTCAGTGCCGATGGCCGGGTGACGTTCGCAGGCTGGGCCGATGACGCCGGTCTAATGGTCGAGCAAACGTTCCGGGACCGCTGGGGCGGCGAAGGCTTGATGAGGTACGCCCACCTCAGCAGCGTAGCTGTTGGCGCGGGAGCGATAGTCCAGCAGGGACAACGCGGCGGCGTGACCGGCAACAGCGGCAACACCACGGGGCCACACATACACTGGGATCTGCGCTATAAGCGGCGAGCGGATGCCCTCTGGATCATGGAGCCGTACTGGGACGATAACCCTGCTGGCTTCAACGTTGACCCGATATTGGCGGTGCTAAAATCACAACAGCAGGAGGAGGACGAAATGCAGCATTATTTCAAGGTAAGGCAGTATCCGAAGTCGGGGCCGCAGTACATCTACGATCCGCTTACGGACAAGATGACTCGCCTGTCCTTCACGGGCCTCAAGATCCTTGGGAAGGCGGTGGCCGAGGGAAAGATCACGATGTCCGACCATGTGTTCACCGAAGGCGAGATCCTGGGGGTCGGCCTAAACCCGTAGTAGTTCAATGTCCAAAGGAGGAAAGCACATGCCAAAGCGACTACACGCACGACCGAACCTGGGGGGAGAGATGGTGCTTAACCCGGACCCGGTACAGGCAGGAGTCCCCACAGTCGTCCACGTCACGGGCACAAACTGTCCAGACGGGCCGATTCAACTCGGTTTCCGGGGCGAGTACAACCCCGTCTCCAACGTGGGCGTCATCGCCTCAGCCACGGTAGTCGGCGGCGCGTTCGAGGCTGATCTGCCGGAGCGAGCATACGTTGGGCCGAACCCGCTGACTGACCCCGAAGACTTCCCCGTGGCCGAGATGGACCTGGAGGCATGGGCACCGGGTAGTGGGCAGACAACTGCAGGAGGCCCTGGCAGTCAACCGCCACCCCTCATCGCCGTGACCACGCTGGAGATTTTACGATAGCCAAACATGGCCAACTCAACCGTAACCATTACCGAAATCAGGTTTGTTGTCCAGCCTGAACTTACCTACTGCTTCGTTGCCTTGGGGCATACAGGGTTGGCACGGCAAAGCATTTCCGGCTAGCCAGAGCTGTATAGACATTCTCCAGTCTAAGGATTTCCGCGAGTACATTATGTGGCCCCAAATGGCCCCGACGGAGGTTTGACAATGCCAAAGCCAGATGACGCAGCAATCTTTGTTGAGCTGACGGGTGACCCTGCGGCGGTAGTCTTTGCTGGAGCCGGATTCAACCCCGGCGAGCGTGTCTGGGCAACGCTGGCCGGAACGGTCGCAGCACTGTACATCGATCAGTTTCCAGTGTGCGACGAAGAGGGGGCCTTTTCGCTGATGTACATACGCAGGGGTGACGACGTGTTCACTGAGGGCCAGTACCCCTTCATGGCGATGCGCCGGACGAAGCGGAACCACACCGAGGGTGGTTGGGGCGTAGGGCCGACGTACACGCTGACGGTGGAGTAAGGCCTCCCCGAAGGGTGTATATTAGCCTGTAACGGTTAGCAACAAAGGAGGACTACTCTATGGGCACGGATACCCTGGTACTGGCGACCGCATTAACCCCCCTCGTGCTGTTCCTGGCCAGCTTCCTCAAGTCGGCCAACTTCGCCACGGGCGTCAACGCGGCCATTGCCATCATCCTGAGCGTGGTGGTCAGCGTGGCCAGCCTGCTGGTGACCGGCGAGGTCCAGACGCTTGACGACGTTGATACCCTGGACGAGATCATCCCGCTGGCTGGTATGGTCTTTGCCTTGAGCCAAATTGTCTACCACACCTACTTCAAGACCACGGAGACTAACGCTTGGCTGACCAGGCTGATCTGGGGGCCGAGAATATGAGTGGCCCCCAGGGCGGCCCCGACCTGATCAAGGGCGTGGAGATCATGGTCACCGAGCGGGTCTTCCAGAACCTGGAGACCGGCGAGGCGCACCGCGCCCTGTACTGCAGGGGCGTGCGCTTCACCGACGAGCGCTGCCAGTGGGACCAGATGGCGGAGATCAAGGAGTTGTCCCTGCCTATGACCGGCAACACGGAATTGTGCGGGCACTGCTGGGGTGACTGATGCTGTTCGCCACCCTGGTCTTCGGCGCGGGCTGGTGGGCAGGCTGGCTTACGGCCATCGTCCAGGCTGCTATCTACGATAGGCGGCCCCTGACCACACCCTCGCCAACCCGTGTCATGCGCGAGGCCGACGACGTGATACGGCATAGCGGCGGGAGCGTCTGACCCGTCTGGGTTAAGCTGGCCGTCGTGGCTTGCCTGGCGTACTACCTGGCCCTGGTGGTGGTCGGCGTTTTGGCCTTGGAAACCCCTTGACAAACGTCTAGGCGGGGGCCTATGCTCGTAGCAATGACTGATGAAAGAGGGGCAGTATGATTGGCGACGGCCCAGGCACCTGCCTGAATTGTGGGTGGCGAGAAGACTCGGTACGGCCCCACGCCAACTGCGTTAGCTCAGTGACGCGCAGTCGAATCTGGCACCGGCAGGAGCCCGATAGGAAACGCGGAATGAGCCTATTTCAGAGAGGCCGCTTTCAACTCCATTCAGGCGATGTAGCATACTGGAAAATAGACTGCGATGCCCTGACCGATGGCGATATTGACACCCTGGCTTCGCTCGCCTTTGACGTTCTCCCCTCATTCGGTTTAGTAGAAGGCGTCCCAAATGGTGGCCTGCGCCTTGCTGCGTCCCTACAAGCATATTCCCGCAAGGGAGTTGACAAACTTCTCATCGTGGACGATGTGCTGACAACCGGAGCGAGTATGGAAGAGCAACGGGCTGGCCGAGATGCTATCGGACTTGTCATCTTTGCTCGTGGCCCCGCGCCGGGATGGGTCACGCCCCTCTTTACATGGGCGGGCAGGAACCCGATAGGAGACGCAGATGCTTAACCTAATCTGCCTGACGGTAAGGCAGCGATGCGGCTACGAGCAGAATTGGCGGCTTCGCTTTTGGCAGCGCTGGTGGCTTTCCGTTAAGTGTATTCTGTGCATCCTGTTCCAGCGAAAAGGATTAGATTACCTCGATATGGTTGCCGTCGCTTATTACGATTGGCACCCAACGTTCAATGGGGAGGTTAGCGGCCAAGCAGGTTCGGTTCTCATGGTTGGAAGGGCTGGTTGGTGGTACGACGAAGTTGAGGATAGCTGGCCATGAACCCGATAGGAGACGTGAAGTGAGCCTTGCGGGCCGCTGCTGACACCCTTAACGGCTGACAACTTCCCCCCACTTGCCCTATGCTGTGGGGTATGGCTGACGGTAACGGCACCGGTAAGGTGGACGAGCGCGCCCGTGCGCGATCAGTCATCGCCCAACCGCCTGGCGAGCCTGGACTGCAGGCGTCTGACGCCAGCAGCATCCTCTGGTTCGTCGCGGGTCTGGCAGACAGCATTGTGCCCTGGGGCAGGATGCCGAAGCAGCGGGACCTTGAGCTGCGGGGGTTCTGGCCCACCGAGGGCCACTTCGCCAGTGCCCTGGGCATCGTCAGCGCCCGCAACGCGGCCTTTAGCTGGAACGTAGAGGGGCCGCCCCGCACCAGCACCCGGTTGCACGACATACTGGTCGGCGCTAACCAGGGCGAGGGCTGGACCGACCTGATGCTCAAGACCAGCATCGACTTGTATACACAAGATCATGGTGCCTTCTGGGAGGTAGTACGGGAGTCCGACAGCCCCAGCAGCCCCGTGCTGGCGATCAACCATCTTGACGCCTACAGGTGCTTCCACACCGGCCACCCTGACCGGCCCGTCATCTACCAGGACATCAACAGCCGCTACCACCTGCTGAACTGGTGGAACGTCTGCACCCTTGCCGAGATGCCCACGCCCATTGAGGGCAAGTACGGCCTCCAGTATTGCGCCATCACCAGGCTGTTGCGGTCGGTGCAGATTGCCCGCAACATCAGCATCCGCAACGACGAGAAGACCGGGGGCCGGTACCACGGGGCCATCCATCTGGTCAAGGGTGTGACCACCAAGGAGATCAACGACGCGGCGGCCATCTACGCCGCTGACGCCGACACGAAGGGGCTGCTGCGCTACGCCATACCCCTGGTGGTGGGCAGCGTGGACCCCAAGGCCGATGTGGGGCATGACACAATCGAGATGACCAGCCTGCCGGACGGCTGGGACGAGGAGAAGGCGTTCAAGCTGTACATCGCCCTAATAGCGATGGCGTTCCTGACTGACTACCAGGAGTTCGCCCCGCTGCCAGGAGGCAACCTGGGCACCAGCGCCCAGTCTGAGGTGCTGCACCAGAAGTCACGGGGCAAGGGACCTGGCCTGTTCATGAAGATGGTCACCCATGCCCTCAACTTCAAGATATTCCCCAAGGGCGTGGAGTTCTACTTCGACGAGCAGGATATAGAGGCCGAGCAGGCTGAGGCGGAACTGCGTAAAGCGCGGGCCGAGACCTACAAGCTGTACATCGAGAGCGGCCTGCTGGACGTACCGGCCACGCGGCAGCTTGCCCTCGATGCCGGTGACATACCGGTGGAGGTCTTCGCGGCCTTGGGCGGCAATGACGTGACCACCGAGCAAGTGACCAACGACGAGGAGCAGGCTGATGCTGCTGCGCCACCACCCCCCGCCGAGACGCCTGCACCGCCCGTCACCGAGGACGAGCAGGGCGAAGGCGCTGCCGCTGGTAGCAAGAGCACCCACCGCACCTTCTGGCCTTAGCGCCGTCAAGGCCCGCGCCACACCCTGGGACGCTGTAGGGAGGCCCGAGCCTGTTGAGCTGGGCGGGGGCCTGTACGATGGCGAGCGCCAGGTGCTGGAGGCCTACCTGACCAAGCACACCGAGGCGTTCTTCAACTGGTGGTACCGGCTCACCGTGCGCCAGATCCGCGCCGAGATACGTCAGGGGCAAGCTGAGCTGGCCTCCAAGGAGATCAGGCGTGTAGGCGGGCGCTACTACGTCTACACCACCACTGGGCGGCGGCTGGGCGCTTACCCCACGCTGGCCGGTGCCAGGCGCAGGCTACGGCAGGTGGAGTTCTTCGGCAGCAAGGACGTGCCTACCCTGGCGACCGACCCCATCTACTGGGAAGCGGTGCGCCAGCAGTTCAACGCCACCATGACCGGCCCCGTATCGCTGGTGATACGTCAGGGGATGGTGGCTCCGGAGTCGTTGGGCGTGGGCGTTGACTTTAGCCTGCTCAACAACGCGGTGCAGCAGTTGGCCGCCAACTACACCCACGATAGCTGGCAGGTATTATCTGACGCGCAGCGGTTGACGCTGCAGACCTCCTTGAACGACTGGGTAGCCAGCGGCAGGCCGCAGGGCGACCTGATCAAGCGGCTGCAGTCCTCCTTTAGCTCGGTCAAGGCCGAGCTGTGGGGCAGCACCGAGGCCACCAGGCTGTTCAACGAGGGACAGGCGGCCAGCTACATGGCTGCCGGTATCCGCGAGGTGGAATGGACGACAGCCGCCGACAAGCGGGTATGCAACATCTGTGGTCCACTGGATGGCAGGCAGTTCGCTGCTGCCGCTGTATCCCAGGCGGGACCGCCAATCCACCCCCGCTGCCGGTGCGATGTATCGCCGGTCATCAACGGTAAGGTGCCCAACGTCAGGGTGCAGCACAAAATCAACGACGGCGCGGCCCGCTCGCTGATCCGCAAGGCCCAGGGCAACGACGCCCATGTTAGTGGCCAGATGTGGAGACAGAGCAACCTGGCGACGCGGCAGGCCACCAGCCAGCGCGGCATCCTGGGCAGCCGGAACAAGTTGCCCAACGGCAACTTGGTGGGCATTGACTACCGGCTCAAGGGGCGTGCCAGCCTGACCCGCAAGATGAACACCATGTTCAGCGAGGAGGGGTTTCTGCTGGACGACATACCGGCCAACATCAGTGACGCCCTGCGTTACACCCAGGTGTTCGACCCCGAGGACTACGCCAGGGGCATGGCCCGCACCATGGCCAGCCTGCAGGACGAGGGGTATGACGTGCTCAAGTTCAAGAACTACTGGGGTGGCGATATGTACCAGGGCGTCAACACGGTCATACGCGGCCCCAACGGCCAGGTGTTCGAGCTCCAGTTCCATACCCCACAGTCTTTCCACACCAAGGAGTTCATTACCCACAAGTGGTACGAGGCTGCCCGTAAGCTGCCTATCAGCCACCCCGACCGCAAGGCGCTCGAGCGGAAGATGGCCAGTGTCTGGCGGCACGTCGGCTCGCCTGTTGACCCCAGGCTCAGACTGGCTGACCTGGCGTACTAAACCCCCCCTGAACTAATTTCCTGATTTGCCTCTGAAACCCTTGACAACGCCTAGGCGTTTGCCTATCATCAAGGTGGAGTTACAAAGGAGGAGCAAAGATGGACACAGGAACGCTGTTGGGGCTGGTGGTGGCCTTTACTGACGATGGGGCCGCTGATAGCCATAGGGTGGGTCAACGAGACCTGCGAGGCGGGGGTGCCCCACTAATGGCCGCCAACTACACGGACACGATCACCAACGCGACCCCGGTGTTCGTAGCAGCCCTGGCTGCCCTGCCGGTGCGGGTGCCCAAGTGGGTAACCCACAAGTGTGGCAACTTGGTGCTGGCCGACACGGTATGTGGGCCTGAGGGCCTCACCGTGACCTACGCCAACTGCCATGGCTGCGGGACCACGGTCTGGGGAGGTTGGTAATGGATAACAACCAAGCAACGTGCGAGATTTGTGAGCGTCCCGGCCCAGCGGACCGTCACCCCTGCCGGTTTGAGGTCTGCTGCTCGTGCTGGCGGGGCATACCCTGCAGGGGCACCGGCAGGGTCAGGGCTGAAGGAAAGCACACGCAAGATCACCAAGCAAGGAGGAGCCATGACCACAACAACTAAAATCGAGACCCCGCTGGCGCTGGCCAAGCGGGTGGCGGCTAGGGTAAGGGAGCTGACCGGCGAGTCGGTGGGCAGCCGCAACGGCCCGTTTATCTGCAACAAGAAGCAGACCAAGGAGCAGGGCTGGCTGAATGACGCCTGCGCCACGGTGGCCTACGAGGGCGATGTCGGCAAGTACGACAACCTGGGCCACATGATCATGTGCGAGGCGGACACCTTCACCACCCCCGATTACTACATAGACCTGTATGCAGGATGGTTGGCTGGGGTCTACCCCCGCCACTAGGGAAAGGAGCAGGAAATGACAAACGCAATCGACGCCGCCTTCTGGGGCGAGCCGATCAGCGTCTACGCCGACGCCGACGCGGTGGAGGATGGGGTGCTGGTCAAGTGGGACGATGTGAGGATCAACCGCGTCACCCGTGCCTTGTTTGACCGGTTTACCCGTGGTATGGGTAAGGTGATGATAGACATCACCCCCCTGCGCCGCCTGCTGGATGAAGTGCTGGCCAGGGGGAAGCGAGACGATGGCTGGGTGACCCTCGACGTACCGGCTCCCCTTGGCGGCCCTGACGGCTGTACAGTGTGGTTGGTGCCCAACGAGGTGGGTAGCCTGACCGCTATGCTACCGGAGGATTACTAAGATGATGGACTGGCCCACGCACCACGAGCCCACGGTCGCTGACCTGGAGATGGCGGCGTCACGGAAGGTACGCAACCTGGTTGACGCCTGCCTGCAGCACCTGGCCACCAGCCTCTGCCACGCCCCCGGCATCGAGGGGGCGCTGGTGGCGCTGGGGTACTGGCCTGGGGAGCGCCCATGAGTTGGAAATACTACGCGGTAACCGGCCTGACCCGCACACTCACCGACCCCCACTTTGTCTTCCGCCATGACGGCGGTACGGGGGCCATTGAGCGGTACTGGCCTGAGCCTATGGGCTGGGTAGACGCCCCCAGCTTGCTGCGGTTCTTGGTGGGGGACGATGACGGGGCCGACCCAATCACCCTGGCGCAGGCTAACCGGTTGACCTCTAACCACGCCGAGGCGGCATGATAGACTAGCACGGGAGT